TTTTACGGCTATTACAACCAGGATGCCCTGTATCAGTTATTGCCCGTGTTTGGGCAGAAGCTGGGGCAGGTAGTTGAAGTCATCCAGATGGTCTTGACGCTGGTTATTGCGCTCGGCTTGACTAAACCAATCTATGAGCTTGTCAAGAACCGCATACCATTATTGGGTAGATCATTCAGTCCTACCAAGAAATAAGACCATTTGAAGCCCTGGCGGCGGTTTATTATTTACGCATAAGAGGTACACCCCTATGCGTAGGTAGCCGGCCCTCCTCCGGCTATCACCCTTGCCGCCAGGGTATTAATTATTATGAGCGAATTATCAGATTATTGTGAAGCTGATTGCGATAGTCCATGCTGGGGTACATGGGACTGGATAATGGATAATACTGTACTGGACACTAAAGAGCCGGAGATATGCCTGAATTAGAGCCATTAGCAGACTTTCCGGCTTCCGTTGCACAAGTGAAGTCATTAAGGGATAAGGGCATTCAGGTTGTGCTTGAATTGCCAGAAACAGAGACGGAACAATTAGCAATTTTGCATGGTCTACAGAAGAACGACCACTATTTGCGGGTTGTTATTTATGATGCGGACGAATTTAATCAATTGGTTACAGGTAAGAACAGGAAATAAATGCCGCGTTTTCAACCAGGACAATCAGGCAACCCATCCGGGCGACCGGCATATACGGCAGAATTTGCGCGTCAGTTAGTCAAGCTGGTCAAGCGGCATGACTGGCGCGATATTGTTTTAAAGGCAATCGAACAAGCCAAGCGCGGAGATCCCAAGGCGCGCGAATGGCTGTCCGATCGTGTTATGGGCAAGGCCGGACAATTGATTGACATTACCTCTGCTGGCGAAAAGATTAGTTTTGATTTGACATTATTGAATGATGAACAACTTACTGCGCTTGAAGAGATCATTAAAGCAGCTTCCAACGCTGGATCAAATAGCGATTGAGAAACGCAAGCGCGGCATAAGCACTTTAACAACTGCATATCGCGATGATCCGATTGCCTTTGTGCACGACTGTTTTGTATGGCCGGATGGACAGAAACCAGCCATTTATCAGGATGAGATACTTTCATTCTTCCCTAAACATCGGCGCGTGTGTGTGCGTGGGCCGCATGGATTGGGCAAAACAGCATTAATCTCGTGGCAGACCTTATGGTTCGCGCTTACGAGAGACGGCGAAGACTGGAAGGCCCCAACAACGGCAAGTGCATGGAGGCAGCTATCCAAGTTCCTATGGCCGGAAATTCATAAATGGGCGCGGCGGTTGAATTGGGCAAAGCTGGAGAGATTGCCATTCAAGGACAAACAGGAATTACTTGATCTATCCTTAAAACTGTCCACTGGTGAAGCGTTTGCACTGGCTTCTGACAACAGTTCGATGATTGAGGGAGCGCATGCTCAGAACCTTTTATATGTGTTTGACGAAAGCAAAGAGATACCCCCGCAAACATGGGACAGTGCGGAAGGTGCGTTTGCCAATGGAGACACTTACTGGTTGGCATACTCAACACCTGGCGAGCCACTCGGGCGCTTCTACGAAATCCAGTCCTGCCGCCCTGGTTACCAGGACTGGAAGGTAAGACATGTTACTTTGGATGAGTGTATCAAAGCAGGGCGCATATCACCTCAATGGGTTGAGGACCGTAAAGCGCAATGGGGCGAAGAGTCGGCGGTCTATCAAAACAGGGTTATGGGCGAATTTGCGAGCAGCGATGAAGATGGAGTTATCCCGCTGGCGTGGGTAGAGCAAGCTAATCAACGCTGGCAGGAATGGAATGAGAGCGAAAAAAAGGAAGAGTTTGTCAGTTTGGGTTGCGATATTGCGCGTGGTGGTGAAGATAAAACAGTATTGGCGGCGCGTTATGGCAATGTGATTACTGAAATACGAAGATACTCAAAACAGGACACCATGCAGACAACCGGATATATTGCAGGAATTATGAACGCAAACAAAAAGGGAGTAGCAGTCATTGATGTGATTGGAATAGGCGCGGGCGTGTTTGATAGATTACGCGAAAATGGTATCCGCGCCAGTGCCTTTAACGCGGGTGAAGCTACCCGATGGCGCGACAGGTCAAATGAACTTGGCTTTATTAATTGTCGCGCGGCTGGCTGGTGGAATTTGCGCGAGCTATTGCAGAATGGCGAGATTGCATTACCACCGGATGACAAGCTGACCGGAGATTTGACAGCCCCAAAGTGGCGCGTCTCTTCCGGTGGGAAGATACAAATTGAAAGCAAGGATGACATAAAAAAAAGAATAGGGCGAAGTACAGATGATGGTGATGCAGTGGTTATGGCGTTCTATTCAGGTATGCTGCCGTCCGGTGCTGACTTGGTATCATTTTAGGACGACCGATGAAAAACTATGCCGTAAGTCTGGATGGAGTGAACGAGTTTGAAATACAAGCAGATAGATTTGAGCCGACAGAAAAGAATACCAATTTTTATATAGGTGATGAAATAGTGGCGGCAATTTTTATCAGTGATAATGGATATGTTATTGAGTTGGATGACGAATTAGCGGAGAGTGAAAATGGCGAATAGAACAGGGTACAAATTAACCAACCAGGACAAGCTGCCTAAACACCTGCTGGCAACGGCGGGAGCGGAGAAATTTAACATACCAGACGGCTCACTGGCAAAGAACCAGGCAGAGCTGTACCAGCGGCTATCGTGGGTGAATATTGCCGTTGGCGCGGTATCGAAGCTGTCTGCGGAAGTGCCGTTAAGTGTAAAGCAAATCAAGGGCGAGGATAGCACGGATGTTATTAATCATCCATTCGAGGTATTGCTGCGCAGGCCCAATCCGTTGCAATCCCGTTTCGAGTTCATCCAGTCAACTTGTGCCTATTATTGTCTGACTGGCAATGCGTTCTGGTGGATGAACAAAGCGGCCGAATCATCACCCCCTGCTGAATTGTGGATGATCTCTCCGCACAGATTAACCGTCGTGCCGGACAAGAAGTCGTTTATTCAGGGCTATCTTTATGATCCGGGTGATGGTTCTTCCATCCCCATTGACAAGACCGAGATCGTACACTTTAAGAGTTTCCACCCATCCAACCCATTTGTAGGGTTATCGCCCGTTGAAGCCATCGCCATCATAGCCGTTGGCGACATGAAGGCGCAAGAATTCAACACCAGTTTCTTTGCGGATAATAATGCCAAACTGCCCGGAGTGCTGGCATTTGCCGACCCAATCGAGAATAACGAGTGGGAGCTATTGAAAAAGGATGCGCGTGATAATTCAAAGAAACGCAATATGATGATGCTGCGCAATGTCGGCGCGGGTGGGGTGCAGTGGTTACAGGCCGGAGCTACCCAAAAGGACATGGAATACCTCAATGGACGTAAGTTTACCAAAGAGGAAATCTATGCCATATTTGCCCCCGGACTTGCCAGTATGACCGATGTCAATGCCACCGAGGCCAACGCCAAGACTGGCGAAGCTACCTTGATGAAGCTGGCGATCCACCCGATGTTATCCGCGCTGGCAGAGAAAATCACTAATGACCTACTACCGCTTTACGGCGAAAATCTAACCTGCGAGTTTGACGAGGTGCGCGAAAAGGATAGGCTGATAGCGCTACAGGAAGAGCAAGCATTCTCAGCCGTGCATACCATTGAGGAAATCCGGCTGGAGATGTACGGCGATGATCCATTGGGCGATGACCGCGACAAGTTACTGCCTGTTGAAATGAAGCCTGTACAAAATTTAGTACAAGAGCCCACAGAGGATACACAGCCGGAAGAGAATCCAGAACTCAATACCGAACTAAAGGCCTACCAGCGCAAGGCGTGTAATGCGCTGACCAAAGGCAAATCACTGGACTTTGATTTTGTAAGTGATACTATAAGTCAGTATCAACTGAATAAGATTAAGTCTGCATTGAAGGACTGCAAAACTAAAGACGAAGTAAAAGCCGTGTTTGCCAAAGAAGAGAATAACGAAGTCAAGCCTGCCGGGTTGGATGAACTGATTGGCGCACTTACTGAAGCAACGAAGGCATTAAGGGAAGCGTGAACGAACTCGCATTAGTCAACTTGCACAAGATCATCGGCACTATCACGGATAACGTGATGGACTATACTAAGCTGCCAGAAGCATTGAAGCGGCGGGACAAGCGCGAGCCGGGCCGACTGCGTAAAATGGCGTATGAGGAAAAGATAATCCGGGTGCTAAAGAAACGCTGGAAGAAGCAGAAGGAAAAGGCATTGTACCTGCTCAATCTGCAATATCCGGGGCGTAAGGATGTAAAGCCGGGCGTAGTTAACCCGGATGATTTATGGGATGATGAAACACTGAATGATTTGCGTATCATCCTGTTGTCCGCATTCAGGCACGGAGTAGAACTGTTTGAGGATGCCGTACTAATTGGTATGGACTATACAGCAGTCAATACGGGCGCAATCGCATGGGCAAAGAAATATACTTATGAACTCGTGAAGGATATTGACGCCACTACCGTAAAGGCATTACAAAACGCCATATCATCATTTGCCAGTACGCCAGGCATGACCATCCGGGATGTTATAGACCTGCTGCCATTTGATGACAAGCGGGGATCCAGGATCGCCACGACTGAAATCACAAGAGCGTATGCCAATGCAAACGTAGAAGCGGGCAAGGCATTGCAGGAAGAGTATCCGGGCGTGAGGGTTACAAAGACATGGTTTACTAATAATGATGCAAGAATTGAGGACGGGATAGAAAAAGGCGTGTGCAGTATTTGTGAGCCGCTTCATGGGATGGAAGTTGGTATTGACGAAGAGTTTGCGCCGGGCATTATGGAGCCCGGAGACCCTCATATCGGCTGCCGCTGCTGGATTGATGTAAGGACGCACATCAATGGCTGATCCCATTCACATTGAAGTCAAAGGAGCGGACATACTCGCGGCTAATCTTGATAAGTTTAGTAAAGAGATTGCCTCAGGCTTAAAAGGCGCTGGTGAAGAGGCGGGGCATGAAATCATCCAAACAGAGGGGCTGGCAAAGTACCCGCCTATGACTGAGGCAAACAGTCCACCCCCCCCTTATTATATTCGCGGGCGCGGTACGCAATATATGCACCGGAACGCGGGCAATTCGGAGAGATACGATACGCAGTTTATTGTCAAGCATGAGGCAGGCAAAGGCACTGTTATCGGCAACCGCGCCAGTTATGCCAAGTGGCTGGCAGGCGAACAGCAGGCGCGGCACATGGCGAAGATTGGCTGGCGCAAACTGCTGGATGTGGCAAAAGAAAAGTTAGGGACTATAACTAAGATATATCAAGGATGGGTTGACAAAATCATTCGCGATCTAAAACTATAAAGGACAAAAACTATGAAGGATAAGCTGTTCGAACTATTACTAAAACGATACTTTGAAGCGCAATGCAAGGTCATCTACAACTCACCCGGTGAAGCCGCGCCAAAGCTGGACGAGCTGAATAAAGAGATTGAGAAAATGCGGTCTGACTATTTCGGTAACATACCGGACCAGATAGAAAAGCATAGTAAGCGCGATTAGATTAGTGATATAATGTTTCTTGCGCGTGCATTCCATCTATTCAATGATCTCCTCGACAAATATAAAGAACTGGCGGGCTATAAGTTATTTCACGCAGGCGCGCCACAAGAGGACTATGACAAGTTGAATAAAGAGATCATCGAAAAGCAAAGGCAATTTAATTATGTAATAGGGATAGGCAAGCCGCCAGAATTGTTTGAGTGTAATCGAGATTTAAGGATTGAAGTCAGAAATAAATAGTATAATAGAATAACAATTAATTAAAAGAACAGCCGGCTTTATCTCCGGCACTTAACCAATCGTGAGTTTTATCAGCCCGCAGCAATGCGGGTTTTATGTTTAAGGTGAAGCAATGCCGTACATGATAGTGGAAAAAGAAAATGAATTCTGTGTCTATAAAGAGGGTGAGGACAAACAGCCCGTTGGAGAATCGTTAGGTTGTCATCCATCCAAAGAAGAGGCACGAGCGCAGAGGCGGGCGCTGTACGCCAATATGGAGAATGAGAACAAATCAGTCAAAGCTGTTGGCGATTGGGAGCTGGAAGTACTGGCCATCCCTTTTGGGGATGTGAATAATCTGGATTCAGACGGGGAGTTCTTTAGCTCAAAGACGAACCTGCACCTTGACACCTTTAAGACTCCACTAATTCCTTATTACCATAGTTTTGGGCCCGACAATAAGCCACTGGATACACCGGAGATCATCGGCAAGCCCAAAGGTTACGAGATACGCCCCGATGGTGTGTGGTGGAGGGTTGTGCTTGATAAGACGAATGAGTTTGCAAAAAGGATATGGGAAGCTGCCAAACAGGGATTAGCCCGCGCTTCATCCGGCAGTATTGCCCATCTTGTACGCAAGGCCATGAATGGGGAGATTCTCGAGTGGCCGCTTGCTGAAATTAGTTTGATTGACATGGGAGATAATCGCGCACCCGCAAATAAATGGGCTGTTGCCCTCCCTGTAATGAAATCTGTGTACGACCAGGCGGGAATGATCCTGCCTGATATTCAACCCGCAAACACTCCAGAGGTTGGTGAGGCCGGTGAGGATAAACCAGCGGACGCGGTAGTGGGTAATTCAAAAATTGGAGCTATGAAAATGGACGAAAAAGAAATGAAGTCCGCTATTGATTCCGCGCTGACTGCGTTCGAAGCCAAGCAAAAGGCTGATGCAGAAGCGAAAGCGGCCGCTGACAAAGCGGAAAAGGAACGTGTTGACGCGGCTGTATTGGCCGCAAAAGCCGAATGGGAAAAAGAAGCTGCAAAGTCTAACCGGCTGCCACTCGGTGGAAAAGCACCCATTGTAACCAAGTATAGTGATAGCAAGTTCGATAATCTGGATGCGTCCGAACAGGCGGTATTGGTTGGTATGCTGAAAGCTGCGAAAAAGGATGTATCCGAAACCGCTATCAAGTCCCTGGCTGCAAAGTTGGAAGAGGACAAGAGCCCGGTGGGTGAGGAAGCCCGCAAAGCCATGAAAGCCGTTGGCATGAAAGCCAGTGAGATTGACTATTCGACCTATGCCAGTTATGGCGATGAATGGGTTGGTGCTGCTTACTCACAGGCTATCTGGGATGCGGTGCGCATGGAATCAGTCATCGTTGACAAGCTGCCCCAGGTGGAATTCCGACAGGGTGTGGAATCAATGATAATCCCGATTGAATCCACTGATCCTATTTTCTATAAAGTGGCGCAGGCCACCGCGACTGAATCCACCCTGAAAGTTCCGCAGGCGACCGTGAGCAATAGTCCTTTGGGGACTGGCTCACAGTCATTGACGCTTGCCAAGCTGGGCGGACGCACTATATTCACCGGTGAAATGGAAGAGGATTCCTTAATTCCCTGGGTTGCTCAATTAAAAAAGCAACTGGTTGCTTCTGGTAAGTCCTACCTGGATTCGGCGATCATTGACGGCGATACTGAAGCCTCAGCCTCGACCAACATCAACGACATTGCCGGAACTCCTGCCGCAACTGACTGGTTCATGGTCTTTAATGGCTTCCGCAAACTGGCACTGGTTACCAATACTGATAACTCACGCGCTGGTGGTGCGTTGACTGTTGAGGATTTCATGGAGACCCTGAAGCTGGTTGGTACAGCTGGTATTGGCGGGTTGGACCCGGTCAAGTGTGCGTTTTTATCTGATGTCAACACCTACTATAAGGCCCTCCAGCTTGAAGAGGTGAAGACCCGCGATGTGTTCGGTGCACCCGTGATTGAAAATGGTGTACTGACTGGCATGTGGGGGCACAAGTATTATGTAAGTGCCGACATGCATAAGGCCAGTGCGGCCCGCAAGGCGCAGGTGGCTGATGGCAAGATTGACCTGGATACCACCGAAGACAATGTTTCTGGTTCGCTATTGGCTGTCCGATGGGATCAGTGGATGTTCGGCTGGAAACGGCGCATGACTATGGAAATCACCCGCATCCCCAATGCCGATTCAAGCGAAATTGTGGCGCTGATGCGCTGCGGCCTGATCTATCGCGACACGGAAGCGAGTGCGATTACGTACGGGATAACAGTTTAAGTGATCCAACGAGAAAGAGTTTTATGATGAATTCGGAGCGCGCGTTGTATTTTAGCTTTAGACCAACCAAGACTCAAAAGAGTTTTGGCAGCCTCTTCGCTTTCTTTTCCGGTATGAAAGTAAGCGCGCGTTCCGTCTTTCATTTTGTCGTGCTCTTGGCGTTTCAATACAACAAGGTTTTCGGGCGAATTATTGGCGCGGTTGCCGTCTCTATGATGAACAACCTCGTCAACATTAAGAGGTCTGCCGAGCATCTGTTCGGCTATAAGTCTATGTTCATAAACCCCTTTTTTGCCCATTACATTAATAACCTTATAACCCGCACTGGAAAGATATCCACCCTTCCAATTCCAATGATCTTTACCATAATAGTGAATAGATTTACCACTGCCGACAGGACTTTGGCGAAGTTGCTCAAGCCGTGCGGGGCTGAGGGTTTTATAGCCAAGAGCGCGATATTCCTTCGTAGTCATGGAATGCTTGACACGAAGATGAGATGCAGAGATTTGCATAGAACTAATCATTCCGCAGAGCTCGCATTTAATAGTATTTTCTGTCATTTCATCACCTCCACAATATTATACCATAAAACAATAATATGTATGGAATGACTATCCAATAAGTAAGGAGTATAAAAAATGAGTACATATCAATTGCATAAAGGTGAGGCAGTTCTGGCGGACCTGAAAGATGGTCTGCTTGCCCTGGGAATCCCGCTCGGTATGAACTCCCGTCTTATCTTTTTTGACCCGACAAATGGGAGTGATGGAAATGACGGGAGCGAGCCATCAATGGCGGTTAAGTCAATCGAAACCGCTTATGCGCTTGCCACCGACAATAACAACGATACTATCCTGATGATTGCGGGAGCAACTGCAAGCAACCCGACCGCCGCTATTGCATGGGCCAAGAGCTATACCCACCTTGTTGGTCTTTCTGCCCCATTACCTGGACTTGGACAACGCTGTCGCATTGTAGGCACTGCCGCGCTTGACCTTGCTCAGGTGATCACCATATCCGGCAACGGCTGCGTATTTATGAACCTGCAATTCTTTAATGGTTCAGATGCAAATGCTGCCAAAGGTGCTGTGGTGGTAAGCGGAAGCCGCAACTATTTCAAAAATGTGTTCTTTGCAGGAATGGGTCATGCGACCTGCGCTGGTCATGCGAGTGCATACTCCCTGACCGTGTCAGGCGCGGAAAATTATTTTGAGGATTGCACGATTGGCCTCGACACCATCCTACGCTCGGCTGCTAACTCCGAGTTGATCATCAGCGCGGAGCGCAACCGATTTGTCCATTGTGAGCTGCGTTCTTACTGTGAAACTGCTGGTAAGTTCCTTGTCAAAATTGACAACTCGACTGCGGACTTGCGCGATACCATCTTCGAAGATTGCCTGTTCTTTAACTACACCGTAAACTGGGCAAATGGTATTGACAACGCTTTCGACATGCCCGCAGCCGGAAATACCCACTTTGTTATTCTGAAAGGCGACAATGTGCTTGTGGGTGTTAATTCTGGTTGGGCTGATACAGTAACGCATGTTTACAGTGCTGCACATGCCCCTAATGCCGGATTTGGTATTGCGACCAACCCGACAACCTAACTAAATTTAATCAAAGAGAGCGGGCTGTTCGGCCCGCTCTCAAAAGGTAATTATGAAGATAAAAGAATATCGTTTGTACGGGCAGGTAAGCGCGGGCGGGGCTGGAACTTTTACCAGCGAATCCCCCGTATTCGGCTTACTGTATGCCGTGCAGTGGATTGACGGAACATTAGCAGATAACAATACCGCTGTCCTTTCAACTATTAATACAGAGGGTGCAGAAACCCTGCTTACTCTTGGGGCTGGCGAAGGCGATGCGGACGTTAAGTATTACCCCCGTGCTTTGGTTTGTGATGCGTCTGCCACTGCCTTGACTGGCACGGCGGGCGGTGATCGCGTTTGCCCGCTTGTTTGGGGAAATTTGCAACTCGTTATCGCGGATGGTGGAGTATCCACTTATGGGGGCTGCATTGCTTATGTGATGGAAAGCGACTAATGGCCATCGCCAATGGGTATTGCGATTTAGCATCATTCAAAGCCTGGCGGGCAATTACATCAACCAATGCCACCGATGATGGGGCTATTGAAGGATTGATAGAACTTGCCAGTCGCTTCATTGATGCAGAAACAAAACGCACATTTTATTCGCGTTCTGAAACAAGATATTTCAGCGTACCGGATGGACTTGAATTACATCTTGATGATGACCTTTTAACCATCAGCACAAACGGGCTGGTAAACGGCGATGCTACTGTAATCACTTCCACCTATTACCATCTCCTGCCAAAGAATAAAGCACCCTATCACACCATCAAGCTAAAAGATTCATCCGCTTACAACTGGACGCAGGACAGCAATGGTGATACCGAGTATGTTATTTCAGTAGCGGGCACCTGGGGCTACTCCGCGACCACACCAGCCGACATCAAGAATGCTTGCTTGATGATTGCCAGTTCTGCCTATAACCGCATGACCGGAGAAAATCAAACGGGCGTGGCAAGAATAACCGCCGCGGGTGTGGTGATTACACCGGAGGATATTCCATCCTCGGCCATGTTAATTATTCGCGGATACAAGAGACGGCTGTAAATGGCACTGGCGATTTCTACTATTACCAACAGTATAGCCGCCCTGTCAGTCAGTGGATTGACCATCAAGGATATGGACGAGATACCGTCTGGTATTACCGCGCGAGACTGCCCGATGCTTGTACCGGACATGGATTCATTTGTTAGCGGGCTGGAGATCATCTCGGACACTTTCGGGGCTGCGTCTGTTCATAAGTGGACTGCCAAATACCACCTGAATTACTTGTTGCTTTACGCACAAGCGGGAACGGGGCGGGTGAACATTGTCGAACATTATTCCGGCATGGTGCAAAAGGCATTTGCGTTTATTGACGCAGTAGTGGCGGCTGACCCTGTTACCGGCTCGGTGGATAGTTTAGCAGGTACAATCGGCAGCTTTGCAATCGTGGAATATGGCGGCGTGAGCTTTCACAGTTGCGCTGTTTCAATAGCGATACAGGAATTTATTAATTAGGAGATGGCTTATGGCGACTGGACGAACACTTAAAAGATGGATGCGCTGCTATATAGACGGGAGGGACTTGTCAGGCTTCACTTCCGAGATAGGTCCGCTGGAAACAAGTTTTGACGAAGCCGAACTATTAGCAGTTCAGGATTCCGTCAGGGGCGTTTTACCCAATCATCCCCATATCAGTATCGGCACACTTAACGCCTGTTATGACAATACCGCCACCAGCGGACTTCAAGCGGTCATGGGCGGGGCAGGGGTAAGCCGCGATGTGCTTGTGGCTCTTGGTATTCGCGCTGCACCTGCTGAAGGCGATCCTGCTTTTATGGGCGCATGGAATCAGTTAGGTTTTCAAATGGTTCCGGGCGGGGCTGTTACCGCAACTATTCCGTTTGGTATGTGGGATGTGGCATCCGACCCTAACTACGCAAAGGCATGGGGAACATTACTGCATGAGAACACCGAAGAGACGGCTGCCAATACTAGTACAGGCGTGGATGACAAAGGTGCATCTTCATCGGCTGGCGGTTTCCTTATGTATCAAATATTATCGGTAACCGGGACCGGGACAGTAACTATTTCGGTGGACGAAGCGGACACAAATGAGAATGCAAGTTTCGCAGCCCTCACAGATGCAACATCCGGGGCGATTGCGCACACTGCAATTCCTTGCTCTGGAATAGTTCAACTTGGTTCTACCGCTACAGTCAAACGGTTTATCAGATGGCAAATGGCTCTCAATACGCTAACAGCGGCAACGTTCGTTTTAGGATTCGTTCGCGGTTAATTAATAAAGATAAGGAGTTTTTAATATGGCAACTCAGACAGGTCGAACAGTTTCAAGGTGGGTTTCATTTTTATTTAGTAATGGCAGCATGAGGACGATTCCGGTTGATTCAATTAATGGGGTGGGATTAAATTACCCGGAAGTAGAACTCACCGCCTTCATGGACGCCATCAAAGGTGCGCTACCGGACACTCCCGATTTGACGCTGGATATTACCGGGCCTTTTGATACAACTGCCAACAGCGCACATGCCGTTCTATCGGCTGAGTGCGGTGGAGTTACCCCGCGCTCGTTTGATGTGCAAATTGGCATCAGGCACGCATGGGAATCCGGTGAGCCGCAGTTTGGTATTACCGCCACTTCAACCAGTGGCTTACTCTGTACCGCGTACATTGTGGATGTGAACGCTGGCAAGTATTCAGCCAAGTTCCGCATGTACCCCGGTTCATCCGCACCCGCTTGGGGCACGAGTGCAGAGGCATCCGCGTAGAAATATGAGCAAAATAATTACATCAGAAATAAAAAAGTTTCCCGGGACTGTTACCCTATCCGACCCTATCAGCTACCCACAGTATGAGAGGTGGAGCAAGGCATGGGAGTCGCAGCTTGAATTATCCAAAGAGGAACGGGAAACGCTTACCAATGAAAAGGTAATGTGGGCAGAGATTATGCCAATGGTTGAAAAATGGGAGTTGGAAAATTTTGACCCAAACAAGCCACCCGCTGCCCCGCGTGTTCCGGTAATCGAATTATTAATATGGCTGGTTACCGAAGTTGGGAAAATAATCAACGAGGGCACGGACCCAAACGCATAGCGGCTCATGTCTATGGGTACATTGAAGGACATGAGCCGAAGCCGATGTACCTGGAATTGGTTGACTTCATAGACCGTTTTGGAGCACAAGCCGTTTTAGGAAGGATGCTGAATCAAAACGAAATGCAAAAGATGATACTGGCAGACAAGATCAGGAACGCATTTATAGAGCGCGAATCTTCCGGCGATTGGACTGAATGGGCAAAGCGGAATCCAACGCTAAACGATTTGATTATTGAAGTAATAAAGCAATCCAATGAGTGATATTGATATTACCATTCGAACAATCGTTGACAAGGCGATTAAAGACCTTGACAATACCAAAAAAGCGGTAGAAGGTCTTGGAAAAACTGAAACCACAACCAAGAAATCAACGGAAGGCGCGGGAATTTCACTTGGCTCACTGGCTAAATTTGCAACAGTAGCAACAGCAGCGGTTTATTCCACTAAAAAAATCTATGATGCCACTGTTGGCTCAACCATTGCTTATGCAAAAGAGGTAAGCGATTTATCCCGTCTTATTGGCGCGTCCGCAGAAGAATCCAGCAAGTTAATTCAGGTTGCGGATGACGTTGAGGTTCAATACGGGACATTATCCAGTGCGCTTGAAGCTGCTATTAGAAGCGGAGTTAAGCCGACTATTGAAGGAATAAGTGAATTATCAGCTCAATACCTGGCTATTAAAGACCCGGTTGACCGGGCCGCTTTCGCCATGAAAATATTTGGTAAGAATGGGGCGGATATGATGCCGTTTTTGGAATTGGGGCCGGAACAAATAAAGGCGCTTGGAATAGAGGCTGGAAAATACGGCACTGTCTTGGATGAAAAGGCGATTGCTGCAACCGCGAAATTTAAAGACCAATTGGATATTTTAGAAAATAAATTAGACGGGCTAAAAGTAAAAGTGGGCACGGCTTTAATACCAATACTTACGGCAATGGCAGACGTAATAATTGAAGCGCCAGAAAATTGGAAAAATATGCAGGCATTTTTTGACAAATTAATTAACCCGGCCCCAATCACCGATAGGGGGATATTCGGCGCGTTTGATACTTTAAATCCAAAAATAGATACCTCAAAAACAAAAACAAAAGAACTTGACGATGCGCTTGTCAGGGTGACTGGCAAGAAGTGGGTAATAGAAGTTGAAACTCACTATACGTCTACTGGAGACATCCCGACAATATACCCATGAAACTAAGCCCCTATACCTACAACAGCACGGCTATTAATGATGTTACGAATTATCAGGCATTCCTGCCCGATGATATGGATTTGCAGGGCAGCAATAATTCCGTGTTTGTAAAGCGCCCTGAAAACAGCCCGCTCTATGCCGCCAAGACGATCAACGAATACACTCTTAAACTTAATGTGGTAATGAAGGGGACGGTCCAATCGCAACTGGATACACTAAAGGCGCTATTCGACACCCGCGATAACACGCCTCATAAACTGATTTGTAAGGACACCGCCAACAGCGATAAGCAGTGGTATGTCTATTGCACCACAGACGAAATGAAGGACCTGAAAAATCGGGTCATTACCATTACTCTTAAAATAGCCGACCCGGTCTGGTATGAGGAAACAGAATCAAGTGATACCTGGGCAATTACCGCCTCCGGGCAGACGAGGGTAATAACGCCGGGCGGAAATCTAAAAGCAGCCCCGCGATTTGCGCTCACTCCGACCAGTGTCGGCGGGACTGGATTTGCTTACAAGATATTCATTCCGGTAAGAAACAGGGTTGCACTGCCTTATAATTTTCCGTACGACCTGGTAAACAATGGCTGGGATACCTCCGCGCTTGTGGCTTATACGACCAACCATGTGCTCATAAACGCAGTGGCGGGGATTGATAATGCAGTTACTACAGTCCCTTATGATGGGGAAGTTGGCACTCTTCCAACCTCTGGATTGGCTTATCTCGACACAGAGCAAATATCCTACACCGGAAAATCGGCAGCTGAATTAACGGGTGTTACTCGCGGGGTTAATGGCACGACCGCCGCCGCTCATGCTGATAATGTGCAGATAGACCAATCCAAGATTCAGGCGGATGGGGATGACATCCGTGTTTATTTTGATGGAGTGGAAGTCAATCGCTGGCTGGGGGTAATGAATACCGCCAATACGCGCGTGTGGGTGAATGAGGCATGGAAGACCAAACAGGATTTAACTTTGGGCGTTGCGATCGCAGACGGCGGCGCATTAACCTCAATTACCTTTCAACCCACCTATGCCAATACTGTAGCGCTGGCAGCCCTTCCCAATGCGGGAATTTTACAGATAGATACGGAGCTATTATCTTACACCGCCAAAAACACGGCTGCCCGGACTGTTACCGGGATCACGCGCGGGGCTTATGGCTCAACGGCTGCGGCTCATACTACGCTGGGCACGGCAGTCTATTGGATAGAACATGAGATTTGGATTTATTATGGCAACTCCACGATGTCCGCGCCCGAAACGGATGACACCAAAAAACCAATGTTTAACACCGCCACCTCAACCAATATCAGTTTGGTTTATGAGGAATTTCAGGACGATGCCGGGCTGCGGGGCGGGGCATGGAAACCAAGTTTATTAAATTCATATAATCGCGTTGATAATGATCATAAAAGTAATTTTTACACGGGCGTTAGAACCTTATTGGCCGACCCTGCCACCGAAATGGGGCATAGCATTTACGCCTGGCTACAGGGAGCTTTATGGAGATACGATTATGCAACCATTGTCTGGCAGTTATATCATCCAGCGGGCTTTACGACTGTTACCGCAGTGGGCGAGAAATATCGCTATACTGCCAACTGGCCCGCGCTGGCGACCATCCAGAAATCAACCAATGGGCTTTATTGGCTGAATGCCTGGACTACCGAAGCCACGCCTGCAACCGCACAAACATGGACAGATTGCGCGGCTCATAATGCCGTAGCGCTTGGCGCGAACTATAAATATTTGCGCTCGGTATTTCAGGGAATACAGGGAGCTACTTCCAATAATGTGTCTCACTTGTCCTGGACTTCCGTAACTCTTGTACCAGATACCAACTATATTTTGACTGGCACGATGGGCAGTGAACAGAGTGCGTACCATCTACAGGCAACCATTACCAATCAATCGTTGGACCCGGATGAATGGATAAAAATCAATTATGTCATGGCGTTGAATGAGACCATTACGATTGACTGTCTAACAAAGACCGTGACAGGCGCTCATGGAGAAAATGCTTATGGCGCATTGACACGCTCAAACAATGCTGAAAAAAGCCACTGGTTTGAGCTATTGGCAGCGGCGAATACAATTTTATTCGAGGATGCCTCCACCGCTGGTTTGACGCTTATAACTTCGTGGAGAGACAGAAATAGCTAATGGCATCCAGTATCAAGATATTCACCCCTTTTGGATTACCGCTCACGGAGATTGACGCGGACTTCGAGCGTTCCTGGCTATTGAATAAGTACGGCACTGGCACTTTTACAATGGCGCTTACCGATTCCAAAGCCACTAAAGAAAATCTCGGTTATGGAAATCTGGTGCTGGTAGAACATCCAAAGCTGCCGCCCTGGCTGGGCACAATAGAACCGCCGCGCAAGTGGGGCTATGGGGTGATCACCGTAAATTGTTTTTCGGTTGAGTTCATGCTGACCAATCGTATTTGCGGGCATATCCAGCAGTTTGTAGGAACGCCCGGCAATATCTTCAAGCAGATGATAGAGCTTTCCTATACCGGCTATACAGCCAACAGTATTGAATCCGGATTATTCAAAACCGGCACGATTTACGCGGCTGGTACATCCACGACCATCGTAAAGCCCTATATCAAGGTTTACGATGCGGTCCTGCAACTTACTAAAGACTTTGGGAATGATTTTGATTACACGCCTGTTGTGGATACGGCAGGCAAACTATCTATTTTATATAACTGGTACAAGCAACTTGGGACTGTTAGGACGGATAGATTGATTGAGAATAAGAATATCAAATTAGAGCCGACTGACTTCGTTGTCGAGCAGGGCGAGATTGTTAATAGCGTTGTCGTTTATGGGGATGGCTCTACCTGGACTTCACGACCAATCAAGGGCGATAATGATATTGATTCACAGGGGCGTTATAGATTCCGGGCAAAAGTCTATGCCGTACCTGGCATGACACAGGCACAAGCCACCACCACCGCAGCCCAATATCTCAAGAAGTCATTAGAGCCGCGCAAAACTTACAAGCTCACGGTGCTGGATGATTTGATTGAGCCTGAAAAATCAATCTTTTATAACATCCGCATAGGCGATACCTTGACGCTTGATTTGTACGGCACTGGCTTTACAGGCGAGGGATTGGGGCTATCCGCCGATGTGCGGGTGAGAGGTATGTCTTACAAGGATAGTGATAATCAGCTTGGTCTTGTTTGTGATGAGGAAGTCGCATGACCGATAATTTCGATCTAAACAAAGAGGGTATTGAAAATAATTTCCTTGATGTTTTGAAGGAAGTTGTCCGGCAGCTGGAAGCCCTTGAAAATGGCACGGCTTCCGTTGGCTCACTGGATGAACTATCCGGCGACTTGGGGATAATCACGGCGGGAGAATTCAGAAGTCCAGCCGACCCGACCAACCCCAAAGATCCCGGCTCTGGTTTTGATGGCGTGCGCATGTCCGGCGCACCCATGTCCTATAACTCGCTGGACTATGCCATAGCCTGCGTTCTTAATGATGTATTACAGTGCGGTATGAATATCAGTCAAGGGCGCATTGATGCCGGCGCAGGCACGGTATGGCTGGATGAAGATGGGATAACGATTGATATAACAGACTTAAGCGGGCCTTTTGATGTAAGTGCGTATAAATTCAGTAACTTTGGTGCGGTATATGGTGGGCTATATGGATATCCTAATAATGTATCTTTACAGACAGCGAAAACTGGCGACTCCAATGTCATGGTTAAGGCGTCCAACCCTGTTACAGGGAAAGTAGCTTATTTAAAAGCAGCAATATCCTCTGGTAATCCAACTATTGATATTGTCGCCGATACCATCGAAATCACCGGCACTCTAACCAATAACGGCTCTCCAATAGGTGCGGCGGAATACCCAAATAGATTTGCATGCATGGGGGATGAATTAAAAAGTACGGCGGCAATGGGCGCCACCTATTCAATAAGTCAGACATATACCGTTTATTGGGTGCAAACAGCGGCCAATTCAAATGATGGAGACACCTATACCTTTTCGTGCATTCTTGATTCCGGGGCGTATAACATCACAGTGTTGGGGGCTTTAGCAAATACAGCTGCATTAATTGATGTTTATATTGATGATGTTTTGGTTGCTTCTGGGTGGGATTGGTATGCTGCTGCAACCACCTACAATACTAAAAAAATATTATATGACCGAGTGATTGCTACTGGCGGGCTTCATACTTTCAAGTTTGTTGTTAATGGAAAAAACGCATCGTCAACAGATTATGTATGGGCTGTTACAAAAATTATGGTTTCAAAGGATAGCGATTTAACTGGGTATGGCGGAAGCAGAACCGTAACAATTAATTCAAACGGGCAAAACTCAATAGGTTCCCTGAATCCAACTAATGTGTATTCGGCCAATTTGTATGTCGGGGAAATGAATAACCTTGCCGCTAATGTGTTTAGAGGATTAGTATATTTTGCCGATCTATCAAACGGACAAGGGATTCCAGCCGGAGCCACCATTACGGGCGCCAAGTTAAAACTATGTCCTAAAACCGATTACGCCAATAATGCGGGGACGATAGAAGTATATCGGTTATTAAGGTCTGGAATAGTAGTATCACAGGCAACCTGGAATATATACTCAAAAGGCAATAGCTGGGAAACAGCCGGGTGCGCTGGAACAACCTCCGACCGAGAAGCGACCACTATCGGCACCCTTGCAACTGCCAATAACCTCACAATTGATACCTATATTGAGATTACGCTTGACCCGGCGCTGGTGCAAGAAATGATATTAAATGGCGATTTGGCAAACTACGGACTTCACCTCAAAACAACTAGCGAAAGCGATGATGGTTATGAATATTACCCGTATAACGGGACATATCCGGCTCAATTGCAGATAACCTATAGCGTAACCGAGCCATGATGACCGACACCGCCGCCCTCTATCTTTTTGCCTCATTTTGGGCAGGGTTTATCCTGCTGATTTATACATTCGTAAAGTTATGGGACAGGAGCAATAAATGATTTTAGGCGTAGACCTCTCACATTGGAACGGAAAACCCGATTGTCAAAAGCTGGCAGATAACAATGTTAAATTCGGAATTGTGAAGGCTGGCGAGGTATTGGTACACAAGCCGAACAAGCCGCTTTATTACGATTCTATGCACGACCGAAATATCATCAAGCTGCAAGAGGCGGGTATTATCACGGGTGACTACTACTACTGGCATCCGAGTGCAGGCGTGAGCGTACAAGCGCGACACTATGTGGAAATCTATAAAAGGATGAAGCCTGACCTGCCCCCCGTAGTGGATGTCGAAGATAGGGACGGCATGAAACCCGCCGATGTGAGGACGCAGCTATTAGCGTTCATCTCGCGTCTTCAGGACGATTTACGAGTGGCCCCAATCGTCTATTCGCGCAACGGCTTTTTAGTCAACGAGTGTGGTAATCCTGACTGGCCGGATGGGGTACTGTTCTGGATTGCCCGCTATGCATCCAAAATAGGCGACTTGTCCCCCAAGATAAAAGACAAAGTCATTATATGGCAGTACACCGACAAGCTGAAAATACCAGGCGTTCCAGTCATGGACGGAAACTATTGGCTGCGAAGTGAGGATGAACTGGAAAAGCTGGCGGGCAGGAAACCAATTCCCATTTTGGGAACTGCCACCGCACATATTGCCCCGCTATGTGCTGGTAAAAAAGTGCGGGAATGGCTGGACAAAATCATTAACGGAGTATGAACATGGCAGTATCAACACTGAAAGAACACCTGCAAAAACATGAGCAGATAATTGATCCCGTGCTGAAGAATCTTGAGGATGTCGTTTTCGGTCCAAAGAAGGATGATGGATTGTGCGCTGATGTGAGAGAAATAAAAGCTGGGTATGTACAAATGAGAACTATTGGCATCGCGATACTGATAGCCCTGATAGGGAATATCATTATCGGCTTTATAAAATAGTTGATGTATAATAATATCCAATGTCAAGCAGCCCTGTTTCGTGGAATACACGAGATAGGAGCTTTTTAATTATGGCATCAGACAAAGTACAGACAAGCAAAAAAGACGAAATTATCCGCTTGAAGCGCGAAGGGAGGACATTCAAGGAAATCGCAAAGTTACTTGATTTATCAATGAGCACAATTAAGGGGCATTATTATATGGCCACAGGGCAGCCCAGCTACCGAGTGCCGGAATCACCCTACCCAATATTTGACAGCCCGATTGAAGCAGAGGGGGATGCGCTGATTATCCCTGACGCTGAAATCCCATTCCACCATGCGGAGTTTATCAATAAGGTGTTAGACCTGACAATCGCATGGGGAATCAAGCAGGTAATTTATGCAGGTGATTTAGTTCACTTTGACAGCCTTTCCGGGTGGGAGCCGCAATGGTCTAACAAGCCCAATGGCGGGCTATCAGAGGATGATGAGAGAACGCTGATGAACGCCATCCAGAATCTACCGGAAAAATACCAGGATGAGGTGATGGACGCGCTTGGCGAAATCGGCAGCCGTGAAGAGGGGCCGGGATTTTCGCAGGAAATGCACCACACCCGCAAAACAATAGCGGCTATGGAGGATATATTCACAAACAAAGTTTGGGTGCTTGGTAATCACGAGGGCAGACTATTACGCACAATCAACAGCCCCGTTATGCCGTCTGAATTGCTGAATTTGCTCAATCTGAATAACGACACATGGAAGATCAGCCCATATTATTATTGCATCCTGAAAAGCGGCGGGCAGACATACCGCATAGAACATCCAAAGAGTGCAAGCAAAGGCACGGCTGAAAGGCTGGCAGCAAAATTTCAATGTAATGTGCTGATGGGTCATTCGCATTTACGGCGGGATGATTACGATGTAAGCGGCAACTATCACGCCTGTCATATAGGACACATGGTTGATGAGGACAGGCTGGCATACGCAGCCCAGCGAAGTACGAATAGAGATAAGCACATGCTGGGTGCAGCTATAATTCGGGATGGGTATTATTGGGGGCTGGACAGGTTCACCGATTTTAAGCGATTAGAGGCGTGCAAATGATCATCTTTGTTGTCGGCGTAGTGCTGTTTATCTGGCTGGTATTGACCTTCGTGGAACTGCCGATGGATAACCAATTCAATGCGCGGGAGTATTGGCAAGACAAGGAAAGGAAGTGGCGAGGCAATGGGTCATAGATTCTATAGCGAGCGAATAGAAAAGGCGCATGCTTCACCTTTCAGTATATGGGGCAGTAATGCCGGAACAGGAAAATACTATAAGCGCAGGCTAAATAAATTATTGCGCCGGTTTTACAAAGGCAACGAAAAACACTTGCGCGGAATACCAACGGCAATGTGTAACGTCAATTATAAAATGTGGTAAAGGAGTAAATAATGTTTGGAAAATTGAAGAACGGTTATTTTATAGACACCACCTCCGGGTTGGCATTTAAGCTGAATCTTGTTATTGTCGGGCAAGGCTCATGGGGCAGCGACTTGGGCAAAATCCATGATGAGGTCAATCGGCTGAACGGTATCATCAAGAACGATGCGCAACAATGCCTGGTAACGCTGGGCTTTTTACAAAAGTCATGGGAAGCGGCAAAGGCAACCAACCCGCAAATGGCAGAAATGATTGCGGGAAAGACGCGCTGCTTTATTTATTTGCCACAGCAACAGGGAGAAAAATATTTACAAGAGTATAAGATTCCTTATGGATTTCCTGAAATGTCCTTTATTTGGAATGCATCGAATGATAGGGTATATACCCCGTACACAACGAATAATCTCGGCTGGCGGTATGAGTCCATCCCAGAATTGCAGGTAACAGAACACACACCGACACCCACACTTACACCCTCCGGTGATACCCTGCCTGTTATCCACACCTGCCCCAAGTGCGGGCAAAAGTTGTCGTGGTAGAAAGGATGTAAAATGCTATTTCACATTAAAAGATTCATCAGAACATTAATCTGCTTTTTCGGCGGGCATGATTGGAAATATTTTCCAACAGAGCCGTATCCATCTTACTGGTGTAAGCGGTGTTATCTGGATACACAATCAAAGACTGGATATTAAGCAGTATAATTAGATTGCCAGACGAAATTCGGGTTCGCCCGTGCAATTTCGTAACTGCGGAGTACGTTGTGAGGCAGGAGTTGGCCAACCGTAAGACACCGCAGGACATCAGAACCTCACCGATACGAAATTCTATATCTGGCAAGGGCTTTATGCCCGCTGGAAGGCCGTAGGCCTTCGCAAGCCACCAGTCGTATTTAGGCTTATAGAAACCACGAGAGCGATTGGTGGTTTTGTTTTGATGTATAATTAGATTGCAGGTTCTTACTCGTCTTTACAATAGCGAGGAACATCCTGCCTGATCAGGGCCGATAAGGTAGGCCAGAAACCACCCCGAAGATAAGTAGGGGTGGTTTTGTTTATGGTAAAATATTATTGATCATCCTTCTTGCGACAAAATGACCGTCCTTGTGGCGGTCGTTTTGTTTATGTGCGAGATGTTACCTTCTTAGCGACCTTTCGCTCATATCATTAACCTATCATTTTTGTATGCTTATTGCAATACAAAAATAAACACGGTAGTATCAATTGGTAGTATCAATTGTGAGAGGCAATATATACCGACCCGCCGAGTTAGTATATATCCGCAAAGCGGCCCCCCAATACCCCCTAACGCTATCCACAGCCCTTGTAGTACCCGTTTACAGCAGTATTTGATATAGTTATCGAAAATGCCAATATCGTGCTACTATGCGCCACAGGGCTTTTATATCATTTTTATGATAAGTATTACCAATTTCCCAAAACCCCTTGACAAACGGCGATAAAAGTGGTACTATATTATCAAAAGGAGATAGACGACATGACAATCAAAACCGACACACAATACAATTTTACCAGCGCGGAAAACGATTTATTTACCTGGTCAATGCTTGAGCCAGATTTTTTGACGCATAAGCCAACCGGCAGACAAATCTACCAGATGCAGTAGTATGAGTGGCGCAATTCGCAGCCCATTAATAACCAGGAGATCGAGATGGCGGTCATCAGTTTTTGGGCCGAATTAAAACAATTGCAAGACGCACGGCCGGAAACAGTTACTGTCCCTCCCGCACAGCGCGGCGAGGGGTGGTGTGATAAGTGTCAGTCATATTGTTACGGTGATTGCGAGGCAAACCAATGAGTAAGGATAACAGGCTTTTCAAGGCTGCAACCGTGCGATTTGCAGCAACCGGGTGGGTGGCAGATTTAAGCCCAAGAGAATATGTATCAGAGGATTTTTACTATTTGTTTGCTCTGCGTCGCCAAGCAAAAAGATTTCTCAGGCTCGTTGATAGCGGCGTGCAAAAAGACGAGGCATATCATTTGGCAATGGAGGCATAAATGGAAAAATATCAGCGAAAGTTTTATTCAGATGAACTGACCGATGAGATTATTGCCGGATATCAGAAGGAAAATGATGCGGGCTATTCGGAAGCAGCCCGGAACATCATTTTGATGTGGGCGGTCTCAGCGAATAAGATCCCGGTAAAGGGCATTATCAAAGACGGCAAAGTCATCATGGAGGATAAATGATAATCATAAAATCACTGGAAGATCTAAATGGTATGGAATGCCGCAAGTCGCCCGACAAGAAGCATTGGCTTGTTACCGATGTTACCGGCTCAATCTTCCCCTCACAAGGCGAATATGCTGATAACATCGAAGAGCATTTAATTTGCGCACACTGCCGGGTTGAGTTTGTAATCAAGCCTGACAAATCAGACTATCAGAAATATATTGACGGGTCAGACCCATTAGATCCACGAGACTGAATCCATCAAGGAGGATGAATGAAAATCAAGAAAATATTAAATCAGAATAGGCGCGATTTTAGGGCAATCTATGGGCGTGAACATTGCGGACATGAAGAAGAGGCGGGTGGATATGATGACACTAATTT